TAAGATGGCTTTCCAGAGAGGATACAATGTGGCCGCTAGGGTTCACGTTTATCTATTTGGTAATGCGATCGGAACATAAGGAATGAGTATGGACTTTATAAAGAAACTGTTTAAGAAGAAGGAGCCTGACACATCCAAGCCTGGACTTACAGAAAAGGAAAAGGCAACGATGAAAAAGGAGCCTTGGGTCAGTGTATTAAACACACACGTGAATAAGGAAAATGTCCGAAATGGCTTTTTTGAACTTGACTGGAATGAATATTTTATTATACAATTAAAACAACAAGGCTATGGAGTCGAAGGCGACAAGGATGAGGATGTTGTTGATCGTTGGTTCCGTGAACTTTGTGCAAACGTTGTAGTCGATGGTGACTATGGAGGCCCACTAAACACTGGCTCTATTGATGCTGGTGCTATTAAAAGAGAAAATGAGTAAAATGTGTCATATAATAGTAGATACTGCAAACACGTTCTTTCGTGCGAGGCATGTAATTAATGGCGATGCTGACATTAAGTTGGGCATGGCTTTCCATATTACACTTAATAGCATTAAGAAAGCATGGCAGGACTTTAACGGCACTCACGTTGTGTTCTGTCTTGAAGGACGCAGTTGGCGCAAGGACTATTATGAGCCTTATAAGCGTAATAGGCAAGAAGCACGTGATGCATTAACTGAAAAACAACAGGATGAGGAAACAGTATTCTGGGAAGCATTTGATACGTTCAAGGAATTTGTAACGGACAAAACTAACTGCACTGTATTACAGAATTCGCAACTGGAAGCAGACGACTTGATTGCAGGATGGATACAAAACCATCCTGACAGTGAACACGTTATTATTTCTACAGATACAGATTTTCAACAATTAATTGCACCAAATGTTAAATTATACAACGGTGTTCAGGAAATAACAACAACTCACGAGGGATTCTTTGATAAGAAAGGCAATAAGATAATTGACAAGAAAACAAAAGAGCCAAAGGCAGCACCCGATCCAGAATGGTTATTGTTTGAAAAATGCATGAGAGGTGATACCAGTGACAACATATTTTCAGCATATCCCGGTGTTAGGACGAAAGGAACAAGGAACAAGGTTGGGTTGCAGGAAGCATTTGCTGATAGGCAAACAAAAGGATTTAATTGGAACAACTTAATGTTACAGCGTTGGGTTGATCACAATGGCACGGAACATCGTGTATTAGAAGACTACGAAAGAAACAAAAAATTGATTGATCTATCAGCGCAGCCAACAGAAATAAAATCAATCATAAATGAAACTATTCATACAGCAATCACCGCAGACAAGAATATTAGTCAGGTTGGAATAAGATTAATGAAATTCTGCCACTTGTATGATTTAAAGAAAATTTCAGACCAGGCACAAGCATATGCTGAGCCGCTAAATGCGAGGTATACCGTATGACAATGATAAAAGCAAAACCAATCATAGACGAAAAATTTTGGATTGTTGAAAGCGAAGGAGTTAGAATCGGCACTCTGAGAAAAAACGAATTCGCACAATTTATCTTTTCAAATGAGGAAGGTATAAAGGTATACCATAATAAAAAAAGTATCACACAAGAATTTGGTGATGAATTTTTCGTTGCAAAAATTATCAAGGAAGCAGATAACTCCAATCCTAAGGAAGTGCATGGATTTGGAACTAGTTCGCAGCCGCACAATGCAATGTATGATATTCAGAAAAAACTTCCACTGTTTACCAAGAGCAAAGATTCAAAGAGCCTATATTGTGCCGGATACTATGTCATACGTTTTGATAAGGGTTGGGTCAAGAGTTTCTGTCCTAAGTTAATCACTCTTCAAAGATACGAGTATAAGGGTCCATTTAAAACTGATATTGAAATGAAACAGGTATTATCGCGTGTCTCAAAATAATATTCCAACTAGCCTAGCAACCATACAAAAACTGCTACAAAGGGTTTCTTCGGCTGAAAAGTCACAACAAAGAGAAATACGCATCAGCATTGAAGAAGCAAGGGCACTTACAATCGAACTAGCACTTTTAACCACTAGGTTAGGTTCTACAGTGGCTGAAATACATACATTACTTAGGGATATACAAAAAACCACTACTGAAGTTGATGTTAAGTTTGATGGAGGATCCTTCTAAAAAGGATAAATATATACGTAGTTAACTAGGAATTACGTATATATGAGCAGACCAAAACCAACAATAATTCTCGAACATACAAACCGAGAAACATATAAAATAGAGCAGATTCTTGAGAGTGATGCCATCTGGGCTGTATTCTACAAGGGCAAACCATTTAATTTAAAGAGTGGAAGTGCTGTGTCGAGCTATCCTGGTCCAAAATACAAGAAAGTTTCATTTTCAAATCCCGGACACGCAAGAAACTTGGCTAAGAAACTCAACAAACTTTTTAATACTACGGACTTTTCTGTGTTTAGATTATCCACTGGAGATAAAGAATAGTGGAATGGACGTTAAAGACAACTACATCAAAATTTTTTTAAAAGCAGCCGATCTAGAAATTCCAATAGAAGAAATAAAGAATAGAAGAGTAGAGTGGTGGTGGAATGTTAGGAGCAAGGAGGATGGCGGATTGCGCCTTACAGATCCGGCTATAAAATTCATTCAGAATATTGCCAAAATTAAAACATACAAGATAGACTTTCCAAAAGATTTTTCTATCACTCCACAGGTGCTGTTATGGCTTGACAAATTCATTGATTCGCCTTATTATATTACTAAGCGTTCGATCACAGTATTAAAAGAAAGGGCTGCTTTTGAACTATATCTATTCAGCGGCGATGTCCAAAAACTAGGATATAACAAAGCCTTATCCAAAAGGCTAAGCCAAGAATCATCTTAGTTATAGTAGCAGTTAATAAATATTTATATGTTAGAACTTAATCCACTTGATGTTTTAAACATTAGACAGTTGCATACCATGCCGCCGCATTTCTGCAAGACAAAGGTAGGAACAGGTGAACGGATGGATGCGCAAATAATAAATTGGATTAAGTCTAAACTTACTGGAAGGTTTTGTATATTATCATATCCTTCGGTAAGCACTGATGATAAATTTCAAACTTCAACATTTGTTGGATTTGAAGAACAGAAAGAGTTAACATTTTTTATGTTGGCTTGTCCATACTTAAGGAGAAACTAAATGGCGGAAGAAGTTAAAAATACAGAGGCTCCTGCAGAACAAGCAGAAGCAGAAAAGGTAGCCCAAGGAGCACCAGCAAGTGGTCCAGTTCCAACACCAGGTGTTGAAACGAAACCAGCACCCGATTTGAATATTAGTGATTTAAATGCTGTGAGAAGCATTATCGATATTGCTACGACGAGAGGTGCATTCAAGGCTAACGAATTAGAAGCAGTTGGTAAAACATACAACAAACTGACTCTATTCTTAGATCATGTATCAAAACAACAACAAGAACAACAGAAGTCACAAGGATAAAACAATGGCTAAAGAAACTAAACACGTAGGAAAAATTGTAAACACCGGTGAGAAAGTTGCCGTTGTATTTAGAACCGTTCCTGGTGAATCTAACATGGCACTAGTGTTACCAACAGCAACATTAAGAGACGATCAACACAATTCCTTAATGGAATTAATTGATTCAGAACAAGCTCAACAGTCAAACGAGCTTGGTGAAATTATGTTCACTAGATCGTTTCCAAACGGATTAAACATGCTGACAGCAGTTCAATCAGAAGGACGATTAAAGAAAGTTGCTACTGATACAGTGATAATGACACCAACACCTGTAAACGAAATCAAACTTTCAGATCTTAATGTATTGATTGCAGAACAGAGAAATGTAAGCGTAGATGATCTTTATACATTTGTAAGTGGTGCACCAAAAGACGGAGAAAGAGTTGCTCCGGTAGTGCCAGAAACTACACCTAGCGAGGAACCAATTGCGGCTCCTTCTACAAATGGAGTTCTTAGCGATTCAGATTTAGCAAGGTCATATCGTAGCCAGGCAGACGCTATGTATAAGGAAGCAGCAAGATTGCGCAGAGAAGCGGACGAATTGGATCCGCCGAAGAAGAAAACTTCTTCAAAAATTAAAGAAGAAATATCATAAGCAGTGCATAGGCATTACTTCAGACCGCCAAAACATTTA